AAGTTATGATAAGCAATTGGTTCTACCTTGCCATCATATCCTACATATATATCTAGTTTTACCATTACTTCTTTTTGTTGCGTGAACTAATATTCTTTGCCTTTGCTTTTGCATCTGCTTTACTAGATGCTCCCCATGCTTTTAGGGATAGTAATAATCTTGTTGGCTCACCGTTAGGTTTGCGTTCTGGTCCTGGCATACCCATACGAGCTAAGAATGATGCACGTCTAGGATTGTCCCCTGACTTTACTGGTGCTTTTAGATTGCCACCTGTTTCTTTATTGTAAGATGCACGACCCTTAGCGTTTAAACCGCCTTTAGGGTTCTTACCAGCTTTCTTTTGCCAAGCTGCACTCATTTCTTTTTCTTAGCTGTCTTTGCTGATTGTTTAAATGCCATAGCTGTAGGTGCACCTTTAGAGCCTACCTTACGCATCTTCTCACCTGAGCCAGCTTTAATTCTTGCACGTTTAGCAGCAATATTACTGTACAAGCCTGGTTTACTTGCCACGTTTAGCTGCCTTTTTCATAGGTTTAGCAGCCATTTTGCTGCCTGTTTTCTTTGCGTATTCTTTAGCTTCCATTTTACCTTTTGAAGTGTAAGGAAATGCTTTAACTCCACTTTTTGTTTTTACCATTGGCATAATTATTTACCTTTCTTTTTAGATAGACCAGCTTCGCTAAGTGCGATAGCTATGCCTTGAGCTTTAGATTTTACTACTGGACCTTTTTTAGAACCACTATGCAACTTACCTACTTTAAATTCCTTCATCACCTTGCTGACTTTCGCCATCTTGCCTTTTTTCGTTGTTGGTTTCTTCATAGCCTTTCCTTAACTTAATAAATCGGTGGTCATATCTGCAATCATTACATAGGCTATACTCGGTGAAGTCAAAAGGTTCACCGCATTGTTCGCAAATAGATAGTTTCATATAAAAGAAAAAGCCCAACCACGGAGAGAGTGTAGTCAGGCTTTTGTAAAATCACGTTTCTTTGGGACAGGAGTTATCCAAGAAGTAGTATTATACACGATACCGCGTTTTTGTTCAACAACATTATGCGTTTATCCTTCTACTCGCAATTGTAAGTAAATTATCATAAGCCATCTCTAGTTGCCAATAAAAGGCTAATGGTGGTTTAGCGCCTAAGTATTTAGCATATATAGCGTCTTGTTGAGTCTTATCTAAACTATGTATGATAGCGTCTATAGTGCGAATATTAGACATGTCTTGAGCAGAACACATCTCTGAAAATGATTCTGAGGTTGATTCTCCACCAGATGACATGCCTATGCTTTTAGACGGATAACCTAACTTATGATTATCAGACTTCATCCATAAAGCCCAGTCTTCTATAATAGACAATAAGCGTTCCATACTAATCATATTGTGTTAGCGTATAAGCTACGCTTTGACCATAAGTTTCTTGTGTAGTTCTTTGTTGAAGGTTATGTTTAGCATCATCTGCGTTGTGACTGATAACACCTTTTATTTGGTCTTCTGTGAAGTTTGCTGTGTGTCCAAATATAGCTTGTAGTGGATGTGGTTGTGGAATGTAATAGTGCATAAGTCTATTATCGTTATCTTTAAATGAATGTATATCCCCTTCCATCTTCATGGATACAAGCAAGTTTTTAATAGTGTGATAGTTAGCTTCTACATGTTCAGCTATATCCTTTATAGTTCTAGGTTCTGTAAGATAAGCTAGTATTTTATCTCTATGGCTCACGATACATCCTTAACTTTACAATGCCACTTCTTCTTATCGTCTTGATGCCAACCATGCACATGAATAGTCCAACCAGCTTCACGAACATAACCTACGTTTTCATGGTCACCTATCTTCTTTACTCTAGCTGACATATTTGTTGCTGTAGTTGTTTGCACAGCTAATGTTTCTTTTCCTTTTAAAGCTAGTATATCTATAAAACCAAACAGGTCTTGTCTAGTTTTACTCCAATTATTCCAATGCTCTGTTATCCAACATGTGTATCCTTCTTCTCTTAACTTTTTAAGACTTAACTGCGTTGGGCTAGTTGCCATTAAAACATCCTTGTCTGTGCTGTAGCTTGATTAACTCTATCGCATGCTGCTTTATAATAGTCAGTATCTAGCTCACATCCTACTAAATCAAATCCTAGATTATTACAAGCAACCGCAATAGAACCTGAACCTAAATGAGTATCTAATATTTTTTGACCTTTTTCAGCATAATTAGTTAATAGCCATTCATATAACTTTACAGGCTTTTGTGTTGGGTGTATGCGAGTTTCTTTATTTTTCATATCACCTTGCAACATACCATTCCACATATATTTATATTTTCTTAAAGCCCTATCAAAAGATGAATAAGCTAATTCACAATCACTAAATTTAGTAGTGCCATTATCTTTATCCCAAACAATCCAACCCATAGAAGGTGGCAAATGTTCAGTCATATAATTAGCACCCCATACTACTTGATTTTTACTTACCCTAAACAATTCTTTAAAATAATTAGCATTAGGTATATCTAAATCCCATGATTTTTTTTCAAATGCAGTTTTCATTGCAGCGCCATTACCACTTTTTCTTAATTCACCACCAAATATTTCACCTGCATCTATTCCATAAGGTGGGTCTACAATAGCCAAATCAAATGCTTTATCAGGCAACGTAGCCATATAAGCCATGCAATCTATATTGTGTAATTCTGCTTGTCCTATTTTAATCATCTTTAATACTGTCAAATTGCTCGCTATTAGGTTTAGATATTCCGTCTTTAAATCTTTTCTCTACATTACCGTAAGTGTGCGGTGATACATCATCACTATTCTTATTCTTTTTGAATATCTTGTCCCAATTATCTTGTGCTTCTTGTTCAGAAACTAACAACGGTCTTCTGCCAGAACCTTTACCCATTACTTTACCTCCAAATGTCCGTTTTCAAATAACCAACCTATGGTGCGTCTATGAGCATCTTCCCATAAATTTATTCTTTCTTCCCTACTTAACTCATTACTACTATCCATCATAACATGATGCTTGTGGCAACAATAGCAAATGCGATAATCTTTTGCTTTAATTCCAGTGCCTTTTCCGTCACGCAACTGGTTACTATGACAGGCTACCACAGTTCCGTCATTGCTACCACATAAAACACATGGTGCATCTTTAGCTAGTTTAAGTAGTTTAGGGTTACGATAATTCATTTATTCTTTGTCCTATCCATTTCATTACAGGAACTGCCATAGAGTTACCCAATGCTTTATAACGTGTAGTATCGCTAGATGTAGGTGTATTGGTATAGTTATCAGGAAAACCTTGTAATCTTTCACATTCCATAGGAGTAAGTCTACGAACACGCATATTAGTTGTAACAGACATATTGCCTTTTCTAATTAATGTATTAGAAACTTTTGGATTAAAAGATGGTAAAAAATTCATATCAGCAGGAAATGTATATGTTTGTGCAACATAAGTATCAGGTTCAGTAGCTGCATTACCAACTCTACTCCAACCAGCACCTGATGATGTTATTGTAGGTGCTACATCAGCACAAATCATTGTTTCTGTTTCAAAATCATACCGCTGACCAATGCCTGTTGTAAGGCATTTGGCAATTTCTTTCCTCTTTTCTCTGCTCGGCGTAATATCCCTGCACAAGCTTTCGGACTCAAATAATACTTTGGCAGCACTTCTCCAGTCTCCAAAACATCCGACAACGAACACACGCTTGCGTCTTTGTGGCACTCCGAAATGCTGAGCGTCAAAAACTCTGTAGGCGAACCCATACCCGAGTTCAGCCAGCCCTTGAAGGAAACAGGCAAAGTCTTTTCCTCCGTTACTAGAGAGAACGCCTGGTACATTTTCCCATAAAATCCATTTTGGTTTAAACTTGTCTGCAATTCCAAGATAGGTGAGCATGAGGTTTCCTCTGGGGTCTTCAAGACCTTTTCTAAGTCCAGCGACTGAGAATGATTGACAGGGTGTTCCTCCGACCAAAAGTCCGATTGTGTCATTTAATTTCCACTCCTTAAATTTTGTCATGTCACCATAATTAGTAACATGTGGATAATGATGTTGTAATAACTGACTTGGAAATTTTTCTATTTCTGAAAAACCAATAGGTTTCCATCCCATATCATGCCAAGCTACTGTTGCTGCTTCTATACCGCTACAAACTGATAAGTAGTTCATTCGTAATCCCACATCCAACCTAAATTAGTTTGTGCCCAAATTTCTATTGAGTTTTGGTATTCCGTCATTTCTGAAGTTGTTAATTTTGTGGTTGACTTAATAACTTCACAAGGCATACCAGCTATAACCTTTTGTTCTCTTAAAAATTTCCAACCCATAAGTTCATGCAACTGGGATTTGTCAATGCCTGTGTGCTGAGATATGCTTGTATATAACTGCCAAAGTCTTTCGTTTTGTTCTAGGCTACGGTTAAGTTTAGCGTCTGTTACTGTTACACGCCAGCGTTTAGTAAAATCAAGATTTTTTAGTTTCTCTATAAGCTGGGGTAAGTTGTCTTTGGTTAGTGCCCACTTTATCATCTCTCCATCCTTTCGTTTTAAATACTTGTCCGTCTTTAGAAGTTGCTTTGTATTGAATGTCATCTCCAAATACTTTTTTGCATTGCTTTATAAATTCATTTATTGTCATCTTGGTGGACTCTCGTTATATCGTAAACCTTTTTGGTCAAACCAAAAGTTAAATGAACCTTCCCATTGTGCATTACGCTGCTTCTGAACAAAGACCTTTGCATCTGGAATAATCTTTAACTCATCATCAGAAGTTTTACCTTCTTCTATTAACTTCTCTTTGTATCTGTTACGCCATACACAAATAATATTATCACATAAGTTACGAATATGCGAACTTCCCATAATGTTTGTAGCGTCTGGTATCTCTGACTCGTCTTTAAGTTTTCTAGTATGTGCTACTAAAAAAATACTTACTTGTAAATCACGTGCTATAACCGCCAAACTATTTGTTAATCTTTTCTGTCCATCTAAAGACTCTTCAGTTACATCATCCAATTTCATTAAGCTGTCAATAATAAATACATCAACTCCCAATACATGCTTTCCATAATGAAGTGTTGCAATCATGTCTTCTGACTTAGTGCTTCCTGTTTGGTCGTATATATATAACTTATCTTTAGCTCTATCACAAAACTTACGTATGTAATCATCTGTTGGCTCTGG